CGGAGGTTGAATCCCCGCAGCAAGAAACTACAGAAGAAACGAGCATTGAGAATGCCTCAACCGAGGATATTCGAAATGCACTAGGTATAACGCCAGAGACCGCCGAACCTGCGACCGAAGCCCAAGACCAGCAGCCTGAGGATACAAGCCCAGAGCCGCAAGCCGAGACGCAGGAGCCGGAGGAATCGGAGGAGGAAAAGCTCGCCAAAAGACGAATCCGTCCAAGAAACGAGTTAGATCAGCAAGTCATCGACCTTTACCGGTCTGAGGGCTTCAGCGGATCATTCGCCGACGCTTCCCGCGTAATTTACGGTCAAGATGTACAACCATCTTCTCAACAATCTTATCAGCCCCAGGAGCAAGTCGAGGCGTCCCAGCCCGATCCAATTCAAGGCATTGATAAACAAGCAGATGACATCCGAGCTACTATCATGGAGCTTGAAGGAAAAGTCGAACAAGCCGCCGAGGATCTTGAGACCACCGAAGCATTACGTCTTCAGCGTGAGATCATGAAAAAAGAACTCGAAGTGCAGACCTTGACTCTCCGTAAACAGCAGATGGAAGAAGCTCAGAATCAGCAAGTTTATCAGACCCATCGAAGTAAAGCGATGGAGAGTAGAGACAGAGTTTATGAAAGATTCCCCGCATTGCAGGATAAGGCTTCGGTCTATCGTAAGCAGTTCGATGATTATGTTTCGCAAGCTCAGTCCGACCCCGACTACGCCGCAGTTTTTGATTCGCCAAAATGGCCAGAATTACTCGCCAACGAATTCGCATCAGTATCGCCCGCACCAGCAGCCCAGGCTCCCCAGCCTCAGGCCGTTGCCCCTCAGCAGCAGGCACCACAGATGGGAACTCAGGCGAAGGTCTTGACGACAGGAACTACGGCACAACCTGTAAACGCTCCGATTACCCCGGACGGCTTACTTCAACAGCTTCCTAATATGAACAAAGATGATATCTATGCTCTGCTTGGAAATCCTGGAGGAGCACAGCCACTGAGGTAATAGGAGCAACAATCCTAATCTCAAATAATTAAATAAAATGGCTACAAAAAACCTACCTGGCTCGCTTGGCGCGGGTCCAGCAGCTAACGCAACAGCGGCCGGATTAACCGGATCCAATGTTGACTTAATATCAAACACTAAATCTTACGCTGATCTTATCGGCGGTGACGCTAATTCTGACTTGCGTTCACGTCTTTGGTCTGAGCTCGTATCTCGCGACGCTCGGGAAAAAAACGTATTTGCAAAGTTCATCGGCGGCGAAGGAAGCGGTAAACCAATCACAGAAAAACGCGATCTTAGCGCAGGCGGATCAGACAAAGTAACATTCACTACTGTTGCTCCTATCAGAGGACAAGGTGTTCGTGGGGAAGAAATTCTCAAGAACGCTACCGAGACTCTTGATTTCGGAACATTCAGCATTGAAGTCGACCTCGTTCGTCATGCAGTTTCTTGGACACAAGTTCTTAAGCTCATGAGATTCACCGGAAAAACCATTGACCAGCTTTCAGCTGAAGTCATGTCCGAATGGATGAGCCGTACCGAGCAGGATCAAATCCAATACGCTCTTCGTCAGATCTGCTCTACCAAGGGTGCATCTAACACGATCAGTGGATACGGAACTCACTCAACTGGAGCTCTTAAATATGTTGACGGATTAAGTACCGACATCATTCAGGAAGCAAAACAAGCTCTTATCGCTAACGGCGCTGAGCCTATGAACACTGGCGGAGATATTAACCAAGAAATTCCTGGTTACTTATTCTTCGCTCCTGATGCTTGCTTACGCCCATTGCGTTCAGATCCCGATTACTTAGAAGCTATTACCCAAGCTGACGCGCGTGGAGCAGACAACAAGTTGTTCTCCGGTTCATACGCTAAGTGGGATAATAACATCATTGCTAATCACAATGTTCTCATCGACACCGCACGTGGACGTCAAGGTTCTCCTTTACTTCCTACCTTCTACAATTTTGACACTGTGACTCAGTCCGGTTCGACTCTTGTAATTGGTGGATCTGATGGAGATTACACCGCAAACTTCCGCGGCGTATCTATCCGTATTCCTGGTGGCGGAGGAGATCTCCTCGGTGCCGATTCAGCTGACAGCTATGTTTTAGCTATCGATACCGCTGGTGCATACAAGTTGTTCGAATACTCAGTAGGAGCAACCACAACCGACAGTCAAATTACTTTGACCGAAAAAACCGACACCTTAGTAGCTACTAAGACTGACGATGTTTTCGCAGCCGGTTCGTTGTTCGTTCAAGCAAATGCTATCGGTACTCCTATCGGTTACGCATTGGCTATGGGTAAAGACGCAATGTACTTCGCAAAAGGAAAAATCTAC